ATAGTAACCAGAAGTATTAGATACACCTGACTGACTCGTCCCACGCTGTGCCACCTGCATCGCACCGTTGATGATGAGATTCCTGCGCCCCAACGATGGAGATGAAGTGGTCACCACCGTACCTGTCTCAGCAGGGACACTGAGGTTGCCTGTGCCGTCAGCTTTCTTGATTGTATCTACGTTGAGTTGGCTCATGGCAATAATTCCTTCAATGCTTCAGGTGTCTCAGCCGCATCCATTGCTGTTTGCATTGTATCGTACTTATCACGCACTATCTGTCTAGCCGCTTCAGCCGCATCAGCTTCCGTAGGGATTGTGGCCTTGATGTCCAGTGGTGCAAATTCTTCAGCCCGTGCCTGTCTGCGCTTCTCGTGTGCTATGGCCTTGGCCTTGGTCATGTCTACGGTAATCATTCAAACGTACTCCGATCTGCTCCAACACCATCGGTCAATGTCGTCTCGTCAACCGTCCACGCATTGCGGAAAGTGCGGTCTGATGGGATGTCATCCACTGAGACGATCTTGTATGGCTTTCCTGCCGGTACGTCTTTCTCTGCAATTTCTTGGATAGTGTGAGTTTGTAGTGCTTCGTTCGTAGGAATGATTACCGCAAGATCGCCTTCGTCTGTTGTATAAATAATTCGTTGATTCACTACTTAGTCTCCGAAAATTACTATGCTTATATCGCTGTAATCGTATAAAGAATTTGTCCCTGCAGATGCATAGTTAATACTTACTCTACAAGAAGATGTTGTTTTTGCTCCGGGCCGTATGCAGGTATTTGTTGTGTCCGTGTTATTATCGTTACCGACAGCCCCTGAAACAGCGTAATTTGCGTTAGCAAATGCAGTTGTAAAATTAAATGTAAAATCACCTGTACCATTATCTGTTACAGAACTTACTCCGTAATTATTATCTAAAGTGTTAGATGATCCGTTGTAATTAGCCCATGCCTTTGCGCTACCCTTGACAACATTCGTAGTGCTTGTGCTGTTTGTTCCATCGGAAATATTTGTTGACGCAATCGTCCCAGAACCATTTTTTGTGACAACCGTCCCCGCCTCATCTGGCAGAGTCAGTGTGCGGTCTGTGTTAGTCGCAGGGCTTTCAATAGTAAATGTGCCAGTGCCAGTAGTAGCACCTTTGATAGCTATTTTAGACACGGCAATCTCCTATTAAGGCTTTGTAGGCCAAGTTACGTCATCAAGCGATGTTGCGCTGTTTGTGATGTCGCGCAGTTCCTGACGGTATGCAGTCTGTTCAGCAGTCATGGTCAGATCAGATGATGCCCACCAGTCTGTCTCAGCGATTCGGCGGTTACGTTCTTCACGCAATGCCTTCATCGGTTCTGCCGCTGTAAGCTCTGTGACCTTGGCTGATACCTGAGTCCACGTTACGCCCCAGTCTGCTGAGTTAGCTGACTCAATGGCACTACCATTAGCGTCTGCTCCAGTGACCTTGCGGAACATTTCGTTGAACTCTGCCTCTGTTGTAGGCTCTCCACGGAGAACCCATTCTGTAATATTAAGCTCTGATAAAGCCTGTGATACGCTTGCCATGTGTTTCTCCTTTAGCCTGCGATTTCAATTAGGGTGATAAATCCATCTCTTGTGTAAACGGAACCCATCCCGGACGTTCCTTTTGCGGCTTGTGTTTTGTACACGCAAGCTGTTGCTTTACCGGGTGAATCCAAATATGCATAATTTATATACGCAGTCATCATAAGATTTCCACTGCTTGTGTCAGAAGCGGCCAACCCCATAGAGTATTTACCTCCGCTATCGCTACCGGGGTTCATAAGGTCTGTAGAATCTCTAACTACCTTCCATCCCATATTAGAGTTGTTTCCATAACCAATACCGGATTGAGCTTCTGTAACTAATAATCTTTGAGTCACTAAAACAAGCACTTTACTGCTTGTACTGGAAGGAGTGATAGTTGCCGTTAAGCTAGTATCTGCGTAAGAATCAGAAGAAAAAGTTTCTGAACCAGAAAAAACAGCGTTGACTGTTTGTAAAGTGCTACCAGTAACATTCAACCCAAGATCACCCGCAGTTGGTGTCGAGCCATCAGCCAGTTGGATTTGATCGACTTTGATTATACTGCTCATCCGGCGATCTCCATGAGTGTGATGGTGTCTGTCCCGGCTACTGCTCTAAAAAATGAACCTGACCCACTTACTTTGATATACACAGTGTAAGTTGTTGCGGATGTCGTAGCAGGAGAATCATAAAACATATATGTCCCGCTGAAACCCACGTTGCCACCGGGATGATCATACATAAACTGTGGAGTGCCTGATGGCCTAAGATTAGACGCTCCACGATAAATTTGTACATATGCTTGTTCATTAGAGCCACCGTCTTGAGTAGCACTAAATGTTGCCGTAACTAAAATTTTACTAGATGTACTTGTTGGCGTAATTGTGGCCGCTAGTGTCGTAGCGATAAAACTTGTTGAGTTAGTGTTAGTTGCAGTAATAATGTCATTAGCACCTACAACCTGAATCACATGACCCGGCACTGATACACGACTCTGGAGATTCGGGGCGATGTTGTCTACATAGAGTGTTGTCATCCTGCGATCTCCATGACGTGTAAGTAGCTCGTATTAGTTGCGGTTATACTTATACCAACTTCTGCGCCGCCTGCTGTACGCCCTTGGAATACATGAGTTGTAGCCGATCCGTCCGTATTGTTTTTAAAACTTGTCACTGCAACCATCATGTGATGCCAAGCCCCACTATTGCCATAATCGTAGTGAGACATATCATAGTTATTTGCGTAACCTGCTCCATCTACAACAGTGCGTAAATGCGCTCGTGTATCCGCCCCGCCACTTCTTGATGTTCTAATATCGCAAGACCACATAAAGTAAATAAGACTTTGAGTAAGAACTGGTGTGTACGTTACACTCCAAAGGTCTGCAAAAGTTTCAGTAGAATTGTTTACATAAGTATTATTTGTGTAATATTCATGATTAACAATCTGACCACTAGCAGGAGTAAAACCACCCGCACTCGCATCCAACGTCTGCCCAGACGGGATAATCACCTTGTTCGCATTGGCCCCGCTAGTTGGCCCCTTGAGTGTTTGTACGATTAGCTCTGAAGCCATCTCAGTTCCTTATACAATCGTCAGTGTGCCGTTGACCGTCACTGTCGCATTCAATGTCAGTGGGCCAGTGGCTGATGCGTTGGTGTTAGCGGCAATGGTCACTGCAGTATCAAGGGCATCCTCATGCACCCTGAAGATGTCACCTAGGCCATTCGTAGTGTCGCCAGTAGCACCGTTCTCACCAAGGAAGTATCCCGCACCTGCCGGCCCTGCTAGTTCAAAGGTAGTGAATGCCACCACTGATAGTACGTCACCTGCAGTCGCTCCAGTAGCCAACACCACATCAGTGCCGTTAGCGGCTGTGTAGTCTGTAGGGTCTAAGTGTACACCGTTGAGGTATACGTCAAGGTAGCCCGGAGTGTACCCAGAGGTAGCAAAGGTAGTCTGGCTTGCAGTGGCTGTGAAGTTGTCACGAGTCTGCGTAGCCTGTGGTACTGGGATGTTTCCGATGTAACCTGACATTATGCACTCGCTTCCTGTAATGGTGTAAGGTCTTCATCAGTCCAGAAGTCCTTAGCTAACATGATCCGTAAGTGTTCTTTGTTTCGTGCAACACAATCAGCCCAGTCATCATCGCTCATGTCGTCTGGTTGTCCTGCGTTCAACAGGTTCACTGAGTCCATAGCGGCTGAGTAGTGCTGTGCGATTTGTTCTGCTGTGAGTTCTTCCATTATGCGTTCTCCAATGCTTCGACTTTGGCTGATAATTCCTTAACAGCGTTAATTAAATACCAGACTAAATTGTCTGTATCGACGGATAAAACACCTGTTGACTCTTCTTTGACCATCTGTGGGCAAACTTGTTGGATCTCTTGAGCGATAACACCAAGCTGAGTGCCTTCAATCTGAATGACATTTGATGGCTCAAGTTCTGTGATTTCATCTTCAGTGCGATATTCAAAGTTGCGGACTTGAATGGCATTGATCTTGTCTAGACCATCTGTGTTATCAACGATGTTCTTTTTCAGACGCTCATCTGACGTTGTTGACCAAGATGATGAATTGTTTGCCTGATAAGCACCTGAACCGCCACCAACAAAGGTCGTGTTGTTACCTTTACCTTGAGCATTGAATCCAATAACGATTTGCTCTTGCCCACTTGCACTGGACATATGAGCCAATCTTCCGATTAAGACGTTATACGAACCAGTTGTTAAATCGTTTGTCCCAGAAGCACCTGCGTAATGTCCAATGACGACATTTTCGTTTCCGGTTGTAATTGCTCCACCTGCATACCGTCCCATAACAGTATTTTGCGAACCAGTCGTAAGGTTACCTGATGCCGATACTCCGACAGCTACGTTGCTGTCTCCAGTTGTACTGGCGGATAATGCTGACCAACCTAGCGCAGTATTGAATGTAGCCGTAGTATTGCCTTGTAAAGCATTGTAACCAACAGCAGTATTATATCCTCCTGACGTAGTATATCTGAGCGCATACATACCACAGGCTGTGTTGTAACTTGCTGTGCTTGTATAAAGAGCATTGTAACCAACAGCAGTATTGAATATCCCTGTTGTATTTGAATATCCTGCTTGCATCCCGAAATAACTATTGCCACTACCAGTAGTGACGCTACCTCCTGCCTGATAACCGACTGCCGTCCCTGATGCACCTGTGGTGTTTGCTCCTAATGCGTCTCGTCCTATACCAACATTATTTGTACCTGTCGTATTAGAATCTAGCGCATATGCACCGATAGCTACACCGTCTGTGCCTGTGGTGTTGACAGCAAACGTGTTATATCCAAGTGCTGTATTATTGTGCGCTATGTTTGCAGAAAGTGAATTTCCACCAATAGCTGTATTATTACTTGTTGTGGTGTTTGCATCTAATGCTAAATAACCAACAGCCACGTTCTGTGTACCTGTGGTGTTTACAACAAGTGCCTCAAAACCGACAGCAGTGTTGTTAGAGGCAGTAGTATTATTTGCTAAGGCATTATATCCCAGTCCGGTGTTAGAATTTCCAGAACCACTAGCACTTAGTGAAGCCATACCAACAGCAGTATTATATGAGCCAGTAGCATTTGATGACATTGCTGTACGACCAACCGCAGTATTTCTTTGCCCGGATGTATTAGCTGTCAATGCCGCATAACCAAGGGCTGTGTTGTAATCACCACCTGAAGTTAAGGCATCTAAAGCCTCATTACCCAAAGCTACGTTTTCCGTACCAACCGGATAATTCCCATCCAGTTTGATTGTGCCGCCGTCTACGCTGAGATCGCCAGTTAGCGATAAATCATTTGCTGTAGTGGCTCCACGCCCCGTTACAGAATCTAAAGTATCTGCTTCAGATAGGTTGGCTAAAGACTGTGCCTTACCAATATAGCCTGCCATTAGCTTTGCTCCAGTACACTCAGGATTACGTCAGCACTGCTTGCGGTATCAGATGTCACCACAATAGTCTCTGTAGTCTCTGCAATGATCTTGCCGTCCAGTACGCTCAGGGCTGATCCTGCAGGCACTGGTGCGCCTTTCACGATGTAGGTAGACCCTAGCTGTACATCCACAGTAATGGACGATGCTGTGCGGTTTGCTACGTTGCACCCGATGACAACCGCAGTGGTTGCTGATGGCACTGTGTAGACCGTCACAGGTGATGTGCCTACAGATGCCGATGTGTAATTCTTGAACGTGTTTGCCATTGTCCTATCCTAGTGCGATTGCGAGTGCAAGAGCCTCGTCAGTTGTCCCGTATCCTGCGACTGAGTGATCACCCCATGAGTATGCAGTGTCCCAGTTGCCTGAGTTGGCTGTTGCTGATGTTAACTCTGCGGATGTAGCGTATGTGCCAAAGTCGCTGATCTGTGACTCTGTGATCGACAGTGCCGCCTGATGTTGTGTGACTGAAGACTGCGTAATGTTAGCGTCTGGTACGTTTGCCCATGTGACCGCTGTCGATAGATCGTTAGTCTCTGTGAAGCTAGTGAGATAACCAGAGTCATTAGTTAATGTGGAGATGTTGTCTCCGGGCTGAGTAGCACTATCAGCTAGTGTACCTTGTGCGGCTGTCGCATAGTCTGTAGATGCTGTCGTAGCCGCAGTACCAAGACCTAAGTTAGTACGTGCTGTAGTCGCATTAGTAAGGTCTGATAAGTTGTTAGCCGCTAATAGAAAAGAAGCGGTAGAGACTGCACCATTAACCCAAGCACTACCATCGTAGATACGAGTTACACCAGTGGATGTATTGTAATACCAATCACCTGCAGTAACTGGATCACCATTATTGTCTAATGTGGGATCAGATGTTTGCGCTCCAAGATACAAACCATCAATTGCTTCTTGTGCCGCTACAGCCTCATCTCTTGCCGCCTCTGCCGCAGTCTGTGCGCTCTGTGCCGTAGTCGCTGATGTAGCCGCATTAGTTTCTGACGTAGCGGCGTTTGTCTCGCTTGTGGCCGCATTCGTTTCACTTGTGTTTGCCGCAGATGCTGAAGATGCCGCTGAGGTTGCACTAGAAGCCGCTGACGTGGCTGAAGTAGATGCATTAGTCTCTGCAGTTTCTGCCGCTGTTTGAGCCGCTTCTGCGGCAGTCTGAGCAGTCTGAGCCGCTGTAGCCGCTGTCGATGCTGTAGTAGCAGAGCTTGCGGCATTAGTTGCGGAGGTACTTGCATTAGACTCAGAGGTAGCCGCATTAGTTGCAGAGGTAGCGGCATTGCTTTCTGAGGTTGCCGCATTACTTGCTGAAGTAGCGGCTGATGAAGCTGAAGAGGAGGCGGCTGTTGCAGATGCGGCGGCGTTAGTTGCTTGCTGAGTTACTTCAGTAACTGTAGCGTCAGTTGTTGAATCACCTGCACCACCAATACCACGAAAGATAGCCATTACACTCTCCAGTTAGAAATAAGATAGGGGAGCCTGAGTAGACTCCCCCGGACTCTGTTTATACTACAACAGAGAGTACGTTCTCTTGACGGAGAACCTTGGTGCCGTACAGAGTGTCAGCAGTGAACAAGTTCGCAAGGAACTCTTGCTTGTACTGAGTCTGTGAACGTACAGCCATTTGCTCTGCAAGAACGAAAGCGTCCTTGTGCATCATAGTCATGACACGACCAGAAGTGGTAGTACCAGTGACAGTTGGAGCGTTAGATGTAACGTAAACGTCAACACCGTAAAGCTGACCAATCTGACCGTTGTTAACACCACGACCGTTGACAAAGTCAGAAGACACGTAACGCTCAATGCCCATGATAGTGTTGCGAATCACAGGAGGGATAATCAATACACGACCTTCCATAGGAACATCAGCATCATCCAACCGTTGAATCATGTTGCGGAAAGCCGCATCAGAGAACGCTTCAAGAGCAGTAGAGTCATCGTAGTCAATCAAGACATCAGATGCACCGTTGATCTGGTAGTGAGACTGAGTAGCATCAGCACCATCAGCAGTACCTGCATCGTTTGACACGTTCAACAACTCTGCGAACAGATCGTCATCGACTTGCTTAGCAAGAGCGTAACCTGCATCGTCAGTGTAGAAACGGCGGAGTGAATCCAACGCCTGTACTTCTGTGATGTCCTCGATCAAGCGTGAGTATTCGTAGTGCTTGTCGATAGTGATTATAACTTCTGTGTTAGCAGTCTGTTGAATTGTTACAGTGTCAGCCGCTGTCTTAGCATTGGCCGCGCCACGGACAGGCTTAGGAATGTGAAGAGTATCACCTTTCTTACCAGTCATAGGCATTTTGTTTACGAGGTTAGCAAGAACGAGGTTTTGCTTGTACGCCGCAATGATTTCATCTGACCACAGTTCTGGAATGAACGTAGCCGCGTTTGCTAAAGTAACGGTATTGTTACTTGCGGGGGTTAAGTTTGCCATTGTAAATATCTCCTAATAGCTATTTAACTCGACCCTCAGCATATGCTTGGCGAATCTCAGCCGCCAGTTCTTGATATCTGTTAGGGTCTGTTTGCATAAGTTTAATAATATCAGCACGACGATAGACTTTACGACTTGGCTTTTCGCCTGACCCTTTAGCAGTACCAGTAGAAGCAGATTTTAACTGACGCTTACGGTCAGCCTCTTGCATCTCAACAGTTTCACTAACTAAGTTCTGACGTTCCTTCCAAGTATTTAAAAGTTCATCAGCACTGTCAAAGTCAAACCGTTGGTCTGCACGTTGGTACAATTCAGTCCGTACCTTAGAAGCCGCTACCCATTCTCCAAACCTACTATCCTGAATGATTTCATTGAAATCGGGATGGCTACGTTGGAGTTTGTTTAGGATCTCCTGTTGCTTCATGGCGCGAGTAACTTCTTCTGCTTCCCTAATTTTAGGATGCTTCGCAATTGCTCGCTCTACTGCTTTCTTTGGATCATCAAAGAAATCAATGTCGTCTTCTTCGTCTTCTTCTTTTTGTGGGCTATTGGCTTCAAGTTGCGTCTTTACGAAATTATCAACTATCTGACGTAACTCACCAACTTCTGATGATTGTTTACCTAAAAGTTTCTCAGCCTCTTGATGCATTCGGACAACATCTTTGATATCCTTACCCTGATATTTCTCAGGAATGCTTTCTTCTTGTGCTTCTTGAATCTCTTCAGGTTCTGCAGGTTGTTCCTCTTCCGGAATCTGCGTCTCTTCATCTTCTAAGTTAGCGAGTGCTTCCCCGTCTTCTGGTTGATACTCGGGACTCTCATCTATAAAACGTGCCATATTGTTAAACTCCGTGCCGTAGCATTATGGAAAGTTATTTACGTGCGGCTCTCTCATGATCCTTAGCCCACCTATCGTCTTTATCCGGCCAACCGTGACCAACGAAATGTGTTCGGACAGGAGAGATTATCCGTACTGATGTTTCACCGCATTCCTTACAGGTTGAGAAGTCACAGTCTGACGAGTCAGCCCAGTCTTCCTCTGTATGGTTACATACGGTGCATTTATAATCGTATCGCCTAAGCATTATTTCGGCCCCTGCAATACGTCATAAGCTGTTTTGATACCTGTCTCAAAGCGTCTCACTCTGAACAGTGCATCGCGTTCACCTTTGACAAACGCTAAATGTGTTTCATTCTTAATATCTTCTATACGATGTCTATCAAGAATTTCGTTGATCTCTTCGATGAATTGTTTCCAACCATCTGTCATGAACAGATCAAAATAAGTTTCGTAATACTTTTGTTCTTCAGGACTCAAAGAGTTTCTCCTAATTTATAAGCAAATATTATACCATACTTTTATTCATTTGTCAAGTCTTTTGGCACACTTTTTGCAGGCTTAGTATTACGAGGAGTCTTAGTATCTTCTAAGTCTTTGATACGGCTGTCAAGTTTTGTCAAGATACCATTCATTTGATCAATGATTTCTTGGAACTCACGCTTGGTAACTACCATTAGATTTCCTCATTTGTTGTTCAACTATGTCTTCTTTACTTGCAATCTCACGTTCTTTGAGTACAAGCTCTGCAAGTTTAGCTCTACGCTCAAACTCTTTATCTACGTCATCACTACCGCCTGCCTTAAGCTGTACCGCAATACGACGTGTCTCTGCATCCAATGGAAGCAATTGCGACTCAATCTCATTCTGTTGTACACGCGATTGAATCTCAGCAGTTTGTGCTTGGATATTTTTAATGGTCTCTTCCTTCTGAGCCATTTCCATTTGTACTTGCATCTGTTGCATTTCTTGTTGTTGAGGATCAGGTTGGTTAGCCTGTTTCAATCCTTCAATGATTTGCTCACGGTTGCTTAAGTTCATATTATCCACAATTGATTCAATCAACATTGGATACATAGGAGACTCAGGACTCATAGTTTGTAGTAACTGAACTAACTGAGTGACTTCATATTCACGAGCAATAATCCCAAGTGAACTGCTTGCAACAAACTTAAAGTCTTTGATTGGATACAACTCAGGACTGAATTGCATATACCGATGAGCCGCTTTAGTTACAAACGGTAGTAAGAACGAGTCTTGGAAGTTAATCAATGTACGCTTGTGCCGCTTAATAATAGCACCCAGTGACATTGAAATACCTGCCGCTGTTGAGTCTCCATTGATTGACCCAGGAATCCCTGCGGCATCAATAGCACCTGTTGCTTGCTGTACCATCTGCTGTAGGGTAGCCGCTTGGTTAAAGGTATTAGGATCAAGCGTACCAAAATTAAATGGCTGAAGGATCTCTGAAGGGTTACCATTAGTCAAGATTGCTTTGCCCGGACGTACCTCTAGCTTAGCACCACGAGGGAGCCTAGAAGCGTCTACAGCCATCATTGGATGTACAGTCAATGCCAAGGCATCAATACGTGCGCGTAGTTCGGTGTCAAGGGCTTTTTGTGCGTTGTAGCCTTTCTCACAAATACCACGCCCCCAGAAACGACTAGGTACTACATCCCAAGGGAAAGCAATAACAGGACGATCCTGCATCATGTATGGGTTTGCTTCAATCTTAAGAAGAGTACCACCATTAGCAATAACAACAATTGCTTCGATGTATCCGCTGTATTCTTCTAGTTCTTCGTCAGTAGGTTTGTCTTCGCCTTCAGGATCATACAGAGCTTCTTCAAATAACTCACGAGGAACAAGACCATAATACTTTGTTAGACGAACCTTATCATCCATGTAAATTGTTAGATCTTGATCAGGCTCAATGTCTGTATCAGGAGCCGCTACAGCAACGTCAACGTCACGATAGATGCCTGCTTCTTGAGCAATCTCAATTTGATGTAAAGGTACAAACTCATCAATTGCTACACCCAATGCTTCTTCAATACTTGTAGCAACTGGATCAATCAAAAAGTTCTGAGGCATAACCGGACGTAGCTTAACAAGAGTACGAGGTTGTTCTGTCACACCTACGGCTGTCATCTCACCGTCCATGATTGGTTGAGTTGCAGGACGTAGCTCATTGACTTCATCCAAAATGATTTCACCAATTCCTGTACCAAAGACAGCAGAGTTAATTAAACATTCTGCAATTGCCTTACGAGCTTTAGCAAAAGTCATATCCTCATCAAGTTGAGTACGTAAGACTTGGATGTCTTGTGGTTGCTCATCAGCAAAGTCATCCTTGATGTCAAACCATTTACCACGCCCAAAGGTTGCTTCTTCTACTTCAGCAACAGCAGACTCAACAGCTTGTTGTAATGCAGGAGAGATAAGACGTGAACGCTCTGATGCACGCATTGAATCTTCTTCAGCCCAGATGCCACGCCATAGACGATAATACTCATCAAACTTTTCTTGATAGTTTGACTCAAAGTGGTCACGCCATTGGTTGCACTTGTGTATAACCCAACCTTCTAATGATGTGGGGTCTTCGTGGTTATGATCATAGTCCATGTTAATATCCTGCTACAGGGTCTAAAATTTCAAAGTCGTCTTCTTCATAATCGTAGAAGTACGACACTTTTGCTAACTGGTCAATGTATGCCAGAGCATCTACTAAGTCATCATGCACTAGGGCATTGGGAAACTGAAACAACTCATCAAGAAAGTTAGCAGTCCAGTCGCCTTTGTTTAATGTTATCTGTCCGTGTTCAAAACGTCCTTGCAAAGCCCACACAACACGATCAGTTTTTTTCTTGTTGCCGTGTGTCAACTCTTCCACTCTGAAGAATCTTTGTTTGGACTTCATCACGTCTGTAAGATAAGGCAGTACCGCATTCTTCAATGCCCCTTTTTCGATACCAACCGCAACTGGTTGATAATGTTCTACAGCATCGAATATTTTCTTGGCGGTCTTTTTGATATCCCATCGTCCATGTACAATATCCGCTACCCACCATCCGTTCTCACTTGCTTTAACAATTGCAATTGCTGTTTGGTCAAGTTTTTTATTCTTAGACTTGGTAGCCGATTCCACATCTGCGAAACCTGCTAAGTCAACTGCAATGTAGTAATCACCAAGTTCTGGTTCTTCGTCATCAAACTGTATCCAATTTTCTTTGAATACTTCACTGCCTGATGCTTCAAACGAGGCAAGGAACTCTTGACGGAATGCATAGCTAGACATTGACTTCTTGGCTGTGTCAATCTCTTCAGGGTCTAGCAATGGGTTATCGTATGATGTAAAGTGCCACGCCTTGTAGCTATCATCATCTCCTAACTCTGCATAGTGATACAGTTCATAGAAGTGGTTACGTCCCATCGGTGTACCAATAAACATGGCTTCACCCTTCTGGTCAGCAAGCGCAGGACGTAGGATCTGTTCCCACACACTAGGCTTCATATCCGCATATTCGTCCATAACAAGGAACTTTAGGGATACACCACGCATCGTCTCTGGCCTGTCAGCACCCTTCAGTGAGATAGTGCAACCGTTAATAAGAGTGATTTGCAAGTTGTTAATGTGGGATGTTTTAATAACAGGATGTGCTAACTCTAGCAGAGTAGACCACATAATGTCACGAGCCTGCCCCTGAGTCGGAGCAACATAAAACACATGACCACGGTTTGTTTGCAGTCCATAGATAATCAACTGCCACGCGGCTAGACGAGACTTACCAGTACGCCGCCCTGCCGCTACAATCTTGAATCGTGTTGGATCGTTAAAGACTTCCTGTTGCCAAGGAAGCAACTCAACATTAAGCTCCATTGATATTTACATTTGGATCTTGTGGAGAAGCGGCACTTGCAGAAAAGAAACTAGATAACTCATCTGCAATCTTCCGACCTGCTTTACCAATACGTAGCTCAGTAATTGAAGGTAAACTTTCTGGAGGAATATCTGAAGCACCACGAACTCGACGCAACCGAATATCATTATCCTTCAAACTATATGAAGATACTTCAACTTTATCGCCTGTGTTACCACCAACGTACCATACTGTGTCGCCTTCAACTTTAACAACAATACCCGCATGAGCAGGTCCAGTATTATATTTCTTTCGCGTAGCTTCGTCATGGAATTTAACCATTATGTCACCGGGCTTAGCTAACTCAGGAGAAACCCCTACGCCTGCTTTGGCATAGGACGAGGCACGTATTTGATTAAAGCTGTCTTGCCCTAGTTCTTCTTGAGGGTTGACACCTGAGTCACGTAGTACCTGTGTAACAAATGCCGCACACCACGGAGTTTCTTTTGCAAACTGTTCTGGTGTCATATCTGCACGCCAGTTACCCACAGCATTATCAAAGAATCCACGTATTGCTTCTGCTCCTTCCTTGTCATCTTCTGACATACCAAGATACTTCATGGCTACACTTGCAGGGTTCTTAGATGCAGCGATGTCTGCTACAGCTTCTACAGGAGGAGGCTCACCAACCTTAATAACATTCTCTTCAGGAACTTCAGATACATCAGCACGCGCAGAAGGGATTAACATATTCACTAATCCTGCTCCTATGTCTCCTATTGCGCCAAACATACTGTCTACCATGCTAGACTCTTCTTCCACAGGAGGAACAACCTCAGCAAGGTTACGTGGCTCTACAGGTGCAGGAGCATCAAACTCTGATTCCAAGGAAACAACTTCATCCTCTGGTGTATCAGGTAGGAGAATGTCTTGACCTGCACGGATCATGTTAGGGTTTGTAATCTCTGGGTTCAATGCTAGGATCTGTTCCAGAGTTGCGCCTTGATTCTGTGCGATCTTACCTAGAGTATCGCCTGCTTGTACTTTATACGCCACGCATTATCTCCACGAGTTCTTCGCCACGGCGTTTAACCTGACGATACCACTTTGAATCTACCATCTCATCTGCGGCCTTGGAGTAGTTCCCCTCATTGACAGCAGTAATCATATTCTTAAACTTACCTAAGCGTGAACGCCCTAGATTAAACGCCATGTTCACTAACACACGCTGTACATCTTCAGGATGTGAGCTAAAGTTTAGGAACAATGCACTTGCATCTACGCAAGCGGCGTTACAATCATCATGGAATACTTGGAGGATACGCTCATCAGTCACTGGTGTACCAACAGGCCACGTATGTTCCATATCATTTTCCGTAACCATGTGACCAATCCCAAAGGTAGGGTAGTTCTCAGAACATAGATAGATTTCTGTTACGTATCCTTCGTGTTTAACAAGGTCTTCCTTGATGACATCAATCAGATTCGGGGGTAACATCAATTATATCCTCGTCATTTGTGATTACAGTTTCTCCACCTACACCAGTGATGGTAATAGATACAGCAGATCGCCCCATATTGTTTTTATCTTTCTCGAAATAACTAACGGGTAACATACGATCCATTAATAACTTCCATGCCGCCGCTTGATTCTTGTGTTCATCGTCTAATGCGGCACTCATAATACTATCGAGTACCTTTTGCGACCGTGGAGAGGACAACAATCGGGCTTTGAACTCATTGATTGCCGCCGCATCGCCGGGAGGTCTTCCTCTAACACCGCGATTGCCCGGCTTCTTGGATTCAACAAGACTCTTCTTGGGTCTTCCACGCTTTTTAGGTTGAGTATTCTCAGTCATTCTGTACTCTATGTAGTTTATCGCAAGAGATTATTACTTTTAAATATTAATTCTTTTGCATATGTCTCTTGCGTATCTCTTTAGTGCTAATATTGTAGCATACTTTTTAGTAAATGTCAAGCTCTTTTTAAAGATCAGTACAGATTCCCTTTACTCAGCGGGTTTCAGTAGACTGTTCTCCGCAGTGCGCGATTGATTTTTACTATTAATAACAATATACTTATAGCTCTTTTACGCAAATGCGAACCATTCTTATTTAAATCCTAATTTCACCCTTTATTGTGTCTAAGCAGGTACACTATATTCGACGTACTGTTGTGCGCCTCCCCCGCCCCTCCATAGTTGGCACGCCTCTTGCATGGAAAAGTTGGCATAGTTCTTGCTAGATAACGCAATCATTGCCCCAGACTATTGAATGTGAGGGTCTGATAAGTACCCGCTATAGCCTCCCCATAGTATTAAACTATCACCCCAGCCATATCGATAGAAATATACAAGGTTAACTCGGTTAACAATTGCTTGCTATCTACCCTGACTCTGGTAATATGTACATATGGTCAATAACAAATGATCATAAATTAAATAGTAAATATATAGACTGGAGGGTCTCATGACTACTAAAAACGAAGCGATTCAATTCGATGGGAAAGGTGCGTCTTACGCGAAGTTCTTGAATACTGATGTGGAGTTGATTGTAAACTCTACTGATGGTAAGCAAGTGGATAACATGATTGACATGGTTAACTCGGTTAACCTCGACAAAGATATCATTAAGGCCTATTGCGCTGATTTTGATTCCATGTTACTCGCGTCCGGACGGGATAAGAAAAGCATCAAGGCGCTGAAATCAGCGAGAAAATGCATCCTAGATTTTGCACTAGGCATCCGCAAAAAGCAACAGGAGCAACCCGAACTATGGGGAAATGGCGAAGGTAAGACAATGGTCGTTCAAGAATTCAAGGGCGCCACCAATATCAACGCACTGGCCGGACTCTGCCGCGAAGCCGAAGGGGATGAGGCGCAACCAAAGAAATGGGATCTCGGCGAGAAGATGAATGCACTGATCGAGAAAGCATTCGAGGAGGGATACAGCCAAGCCGATATCCAGAAAGCATTCAAGGAACTGACCGCCGCACCGAAAGCGGCATAATCGAGAGAGGGGCGAAAGCCCCTTTTTCTTTGTCTAAAATAAATTTTTTTACGCCGGATTTACTGGGTCTGCTGTGTTATACTGTGCTTACACAGTCGGGCGACAGTATGCATTCCGGCTGTGAAGTTAACTTGGTTAACCTGTGGAGGGTTGCAAAATGATTACAGTTAAAACATTACTTGGTGCGTTCATCAGCGAAGTTGTTGAGGATATTACAAGACCTGAAGACGTTGATAAATATGCTGTGGCTTACAACGAACCGAAGACTTTCGAGCCTCGCGTGAGTTGCAAGATTGGTGGTGCTTATTGGGCGATACGTCATGTTGCGCGTGAGTTATCGTATGATCAAGCTCGTGATCTTGAGACAAGAATGCAAGAGTTCTTTCACACTCATTGTCGTCAGATCATGGAAGCATATGAAGGGATAGACACTCCGGAGTTTCAAGACTGATGGAGTTCTTTGTACTGTGGCTTGGCCTGTTGGCCTTTATTGGGGCGGCGCATTTGCTGTCCCAAGTTATTTCTAATTTCTTGAGAGGGTTAAAATAATGTTCAAGAATCATAATCCAATTATCAATGCGTATATGCAAGAGAACCATGAGCAAATGAGCATGGGTATTATGTTTGTTGTGCTGTCTGTGAAGACACCATTCCATACGATGAAGCGTCAGATGGACGACTACAGGGTTAACCAAGTTAACTCTAAGTATGTGTGGGGATTCAAGATTGACACTCACAATTATCTGCAAGAACACGGCAAGGAATTGTATGATGATCTCATGCAGTTGTGGATGTCACCGAAGAAAGAGTTTGGTGGTACTCAGGATCAGAAAGATGCGGCGATGTTGTTGCGTCTTGTCGAAGTGCCTGGACTCCGCGCTGTCAAGGCAGGCTTTGTCATGCAGATGATGTTCGGTCGTGTTGGTTGTTTTGATGTGCATAACTTGCGACGATTCCGCAAGGTAGATCCCAAAGACTTTACATTCTCTGACATCACCAAGCCGCAGACTAAGTTTGCTAAGCTGATGAACTACGTCAGCCTGTGCAAGGTCAATCGTAGTACAGAGAAACTGTGGGACTCATGGTGTGAGCAATTAGTTTACAAGCCATGTAACCGTGGGCGTTTTGCAGATGGCAATGAAGTATCTCAGATGCACGTTGCCGCGCTGATCGGTTAATCCTCCCATCCTGAGCATGATGTAAAACTGCTTGTCTTTAAAAGTGTATGACATATAGGTACATAACCATGATGATATTCAATTACAGTAGCAAGAAAGAAATGCGTGAGCATATTGGTCAGCGTCTTAACTACACTGAGACATCCTACTTTGGTCCAGAGTACAGACCTAATGGTGTGTTGACAGGCTCTAACAGACCACAGCTTACGACTAACAAAGGTCGTGAGTTTTTTGCACAGGTCACAATGAGTGACGGTTTGATAGCAGAGGTGAAGTAATGAAAGCAGTATTAGTAGATCCATATCTCAAGACGATTGAGAATGTAGAAGTGAATGACTACACAGATATCAGTAAGCATTTGCAGTGTGATATCTTCTGCAGTGGTGGTTATGATGAGGGCGGTGATGCAATCTATGTCAATGACAATGGGTTACATGAGGAGTCTGAGTTCTGGTATGCCCCTGATATATACCCTGATCCGTATGCAGGTCGTGTGTTGTTCCTTGGTATTGATGCGGGAGGTAACTCCAAGGATGCATGGCTTGATGCAGAGGATGTTGCGGACATTGACCACAAGTTTATGACCCGTGATGAAGTAGGTAGAATGTATGGGGTGATGTATGTCAACTAGCTTATACAAAGATGGTCATGAGTATTACGGTACTCATTGGTGGTATGACCCAGAGGACAATGAGTTCTGTCTCAATGTCGTGTGGAAGTTTGAGAAGGGTTATGATATCCCTGACTCATGGCACTTGCAGTCTGTTGAGTTGGAAGACTACAGCCAGAGTTTGCCACAAGGGTTCATCGAGGAAGTCAAGTGGATGTGTGGAACAGACAGAGAGATCTGGCGTTATGTTGTGGATGAAGGACCATCAATGAAAATGGAAGAGGTAAGTTACGAATAACACTCGCGGGGTTAACCAAGTTAACCTCGTATTTTTTTTGTATATACAAGGTAGAACACAATGGCTAATTATGATACAGATCGTCCTTATGCACCACGCGGATCGAAGCATCACAACGCAAAGATTGATGAGAGCGATGTTCGATTGATTCTTGAGTTGAATCAAGAGCGCATACGCGCCAAAGAAAAACTTGACAGCCTATCTCAGCGGGCTATCGGTGAGAAGTTTGGCATCAGCAAGCAACGTGTGTGGGAAATTGTCAATGCCCGTGATGGGGCGTGGAGTCACGTTTGAGATTTTTATTCGGGTGTGTTATACTAGTCATCTTACTGTACTTAATAAGGAGCGCACAGTTGTGAGATGCCTATCGTGTAACGTAGAACTGACAGACTTTGAGTCCACACGCAAGAGTGCTGAGACCAATGAATTCATAGACTTATGCAATCATTGTTATACCTTTGTTAAGGATGAGGTAAAGGCTGTCGAGCGAATGGATCTAATGCATGAAGATGATGATGATCTTTTTCAAGCAGACTTTCGTCCTGATTCGTGATATAATATTACTTTAAAGACATATGCAAGAGATAATTATTATCTTAGTTATCTCTTACATCTACTTAGGAGTGCTGAAGTGTATAAAGATTTAAATATTCCTGTTGACGATTTTACTCTTGCGATGGAAGAGATGATTCAACATCAAGTTCTTGTTGACACTTGCGATTTGATTTATCGTTATGGATTACATCGAGTGCTGACTTCTCTTGCAGACTACTGCGCTGACAACAAGGAGTCATATGCGCTATCATTGATGGCAGATTTCTACAAGGAGAATGAGCGTGCCATTTGTCAAGACGCACCAACCATGCAGTGACTGTGGCTCAAGCGATGGGCTGTCATACAACGATGACGGTTCATCCTTTTGCTTTGTCTGCGAGGCATACACAGGCTCACAGAGCGACGATTACACACCAACCCATAGGGAGGTACAGGTGGAAGCTAAACAACTGACTGATACTCAACTGTCTAAGTTCCAAGACGCAGGGTATCGTACAATTATTGACCGTGGTATCAGTAGCGATACCGCCAAGGCATACAAGTGCTCTGTCGCTGACGGCACTACATTCTTTGGCTACTGTAATGCGAGTGGTCAACTCGTGGCACAGAAGGAACGTGCAGAGGACAAGCAGTTCTCAATCGCAGGTGACTGGAAGAGTGCTGTGCTGTACGGACAGAATCTATTCAGCAAGGGTGGTAAGTACGTCACCATTGTTGAGGGAGAGTTCGATGCGATGGCGGCATACCAAATGCTAGGGTCTAAGTATCCGGTGGTTTCGGTACGGAACGGTGCGGCCTCTGCCGCCAAAGACATCCGCGCTCAGTATGAGTGGTTAGATTCCTTTGACAACGTCGTGATCTGCTTTGACGGTGACGATGCAGGCAAGCGTGCGGCATCACAGGCGGCAGAGATCTTTGGTAGTAAAGCCAAAGTCTTTATGCACCTCGATGGTATGAAGGATGCGTGCGACTATCTTCAGAACAAGAAGATGAAGGAGTTCACTGACAAGTGGTGGTCTTCTGAACAGCACGTACCTGATGGTATTGTTGCGGGTGGTACTCTGCTTGAGGAGGTAATGAAACCTGTTGCCCCATCGGACTGTGATTACCCATTCGCAGGGTTAACCAAGTTAACCTATGGTGTACGTAAGGGTGAGCTAGTGACTATCACTGCAGGATCTGGACTAGGTAAGTCACAGTTTGTGCGAGAGATTGTATGGCACATCTTGAATAAGACAGAGGACAACGTAGGTCTGATGTTCTTAGAGGAGTCAGTGCGGAAGTCTGCGCTGTCTATCATGTCGCTTGCGGCAAATCAACCACTGCATCTACCAGACTCAGATGCCACTGAAGAGGAGAAGCGTGATGCTTTTAGCAAAACTCTTGGGACTGATCGCATATATCTCTTTGACCATTTCGGTAGCACTAGCGTCGATAACATTATTAATCGTGTCCGATATCTTGCTAAAGGATTGGGGTGTAGTTATATATTTCTCGATCATATTAGTATCGTGGTGTCTGCTCAAGCCAGTGGTGACGAACGTAAAGCGATAGATGAGATCATGACCAAGCTCCGGATGTTGGTGCAAGAGACAGGTATATGTCTTATCTGTGTCTCACACCTCAAGCGTCCTGAAGGTAAGGGACATGAGGAAGGGACAGCTACATCACTGGCACAGTTGCGTGGCTCTGGTTCTATCGCACAGCTATCTGACATGGTGATTGGTCTGGAGCGTAACGGTCAGGCTGAGGATATCACTGAGCGTAATACCACTCGCGTGCGGGTACTGAAGAATCGTTTCTGTGGTATCACTGGTCCTGCTTGTAGCTTGCTTTATACTCACGCAACAGGTAGAATGACTGAGGTAAAAGATGAGGAGTTATGATGAAGGTATTGGTACTCGACATTGAGACCAACCTAACGCACGACAGAATCTGGTGCTGTGGATGTAACTACGACAGTTATACATCTGTATACACAAACGCACAGAAAGTCCAAGAGCTAGTGGACAAGGCTGATGTAGTAGTAGGTCACAACATCATTGGGTTTGACGGGCCAGTGTTGTCACGGATTTGGGGAGTAAAGATTCCCCTCTCCAAAGTTCGTGATACTCTGGTCATGTCAAGGCTATGGAATCCACAACTGGAGGGTGGCCATAGTCTACGTGCATGGGGCGAACGTCTTGGTGATTACAAACAGGACTTCACTGATTTCAATGGCGGTCTTACTGAACAGATGGTTGAGTATTGTTCTCAAGACGTGAACTTAACAGTCAAGTTGTACAAACAATTGTGCAAAGAACTAGAAGACTACAGTGTGTCTATTGATCTGGAACACAGCATCGCTTTTATTATGAAGAGGCAAGAGGACAATGGATTCAAACTCAACGAGAAAGAAGCTATCACTTTGTTGGCTCAACTTAAAGATCGAATGGCTTATATTACTGATCACTTGCAAAATATATTTCCTCCGATTGTGGAAGAGCGTTGGTCAGAGAAGACAGGCAAGCGTCTCAAAGATGGGGTTACCGTATTCAATGTGGGGTCAAGACAACAGATCGCACAGCGTCTTCAGGAGCGTGGTGTTAAGTTTACTAAGAAGACTGAGAAAGGTACTATCATAGTTGATGAGGGTACACTCAAGGCTATTGATCTGCCTGAAGCGCAGTTGATCGCTGAGTACCTGATGATACAGAAGCGTGTCGGTTTGCTTGAGTCATGGATTGATAACCTCAAGGATGACGGCAGGGTACATGGTAGGGTGATTACTAATGGTGCTGTTACTGGACGTATGACCCACCAAAAACCAAACATGGGACAAATCCCCAGTGTCAACAGTGAGTATGGACCTGAGTGTCGTGGTCTGTGGACTGTTGATGATGGTCATGTCTTATGCGGCACGGACTTAAGCGGGATCGAGTTGAGATGTCTTGCCCATTATATGCAGGATGATGAGTGGACAGAGGAGTTATTGAATGGAGATATCCATCAGAAGAACGCAGATGCCGCAGGCATTACGAGACCGCAGGCTAAGACTCTCATCTATGCAACCCTTTACGGCGCGGGACCCGCAAAGATTGGTAGTATTGTCGGGGGAGGTGCGCGTCAGGGGCAAGAGGTCTTGTCGCGCTTTTATGCTAACACCCCTGCGTTATCAAGACTTATGGAAAAAGTTAAGAAAGTGGCGAGCAAAGGGTACGTACCGGGGTTGGATGGTAGAAGGATCATTGTTAGATCTGAGCACGCCGCACTCAACAGCCTCCTTCAAGGTTGTGGGGCTATCATTGCAAAGCAGTGGTGTATTGAAGCACACCAAAAGTTTAAGCGACTTTGCTTACCTGTGCGACAGGTTGCATTTGTACACGATGAAATTCAAATTGAAACAGAGGAGAAGTATGGTGAAGAGGTTGCACAGATCATGTGCGACTCTGCCTCACAAGCAGGGCTTACCTTGGGCTTTCGATGCCCAGTAGATGCCGAGTCTAAAATTGGTAAGACTTGGTTTGACACACATTAATTTGTGTGCTATAATATATAGACTCACTTCCGTAGGAGAAAAGTATGAGTAACTTAATTAAACTAGACAACGTCGAACTGTTCTGGCCTAACCTTTTCGAGGTCAACAAGTTGTCACAAAAGTTTCAGGTAGACTTGGCTAACCTGTCAACAGATCAGATCGATCAGATCGAGACGACTGGTGTGCAGATCAAGTCGAAAGACGATGAGCGTGGGTTCTTTGTAACCTGCAAGTCTAAGTATGAGATCACTCCATACGACAAGAACGGTGAAGCTATCAGCCGTAACGTCCTTGTTGGTAATGGTTCGCGTGCGACTATCATGGCGAAGCCTTACTCTTGGAAGTCTCCAACAGGACAGACTGGTATCTCTCTTGGTATCGTCAAGCTCATGGTCACTGAGTTGAATCAGTATGTGCCTGAAGAAACTAAGGCAGACGTGACGGTAGAAGAAGACACCCTGTGATTGCGCTGATTGACGGTGACATCCTTTGCTACCGCATTGGGTTTGCAACCAACGAAGAATCTGAGAGTGTGGCTATCAGGACGATGGCCTCCTTCTTGGAGGAGATGTTGATGTTTGAGATAAACGTATCAGACTGGCAGACTTACCTAACTGGTAAGACCAACTTCCGATTTGATGTTGCAGTCACCGCCCCATACAAGGGAAACCGCAAAGGTGAAAAGCCTACGCATCATGCACTGTTGCGTGAGTACCTTGAGCTATCATGGAATGGTGTAGTATCTGATGGGTGTGAAGCTGATGATGAGATCGCTATTGCGGCAACCTCACATGGTGACGACTCTATCATTGTTTCTCTTGACAAAGACTTTGATCAGGTGCAGGGATGGCACTACAACTTTGTTAAGAAAGACAGGTACTACATCACGCATGAGCAGGGATTACTCAACTTCTATATGCAGTTCCTTGTTGGAGACCGCATTGATAACATCATGGGTGTCAAAGGTATTGGGCCTAAGAAGGCTTACAAGTTACTCAATGGACTGAGTGAAAAAGAAATGTTTGATACTTGCGTTGAGCAATTAGGTAGTGTTGAACGTGCAGTAGAGAATGGAAAACTACTGTACCTTCAGCGTCAACAAGGAGAGCAATGGGAGCCGCCAAGTGAAGACACAGAGCGCGAAAGCAAAGGGAAGGAAACTACAACAATGGACAGCGGAACAGATACTACAGACGTTCCCGCATCTGGAGAGTGATGATGTTAGATCAACCAGTATGGGTGTTAGTGGCAGTGATGTTCAACTTAGCCCTCTGGCTCGCAAGTCTTTCACGTATGATGTCGAATGCAAAAGCCTTGCGAGAGTTGGAGTCTATCGTTTTGTTGACCAGTGCAACAATCGAGGTGATGCACAGCCACTTGTCATCGTTAAAGAAAACAGACGAAGACCTCTCGCAGTCTTAGATGCCGAACACTTTTTTGAATTGTTGAGGTTAACCAAGTTAACCACAGGAGACTGATATGAAACATATGGTCATACCTGACACGCAAGTGAAGCCGGATCATCCGACTAGCCATCTGCGTTGGGCAGGAGAATATGCCGTAGAGAAGAAGCCTGATGTAATCGTACACATCGGTGATCATTTTGATATGCCTAGTCTATCTACCTATGATGTCGGTAAGAAATCGTTTGAAGGTAGGCGATACATCAATGACATCAATGCAGGTGTCGAGGCAATGCAAGAGTTCCTTGATCCTATTCGTAAGGAACAAGATAGACTCAAGCGTAACAAAGACAAGCAGTGGAACCCTCGCTTAGTATTTACATTAGGTAACCATGAGTATCGTATTGCTCGCGCTATCAATGCAGACCCTAAGCTAGAAGGTCTCATGTCCTTTGATGATCTGTACTTGACAGAGATGGGATGGGAAGTGTATGATTTCTTACAACCTGTGGTTATTGATGGTGTCTGTTACAGCCATTATTTTGTTAGTGGTGTTATGGGAAGACCAGTAAGTTCTTCTAATGCACTAATCAATAAGCAACATATGTCATGTGTGATGGGTCACGTACAGGATCGTAGTATCTCTTACGCTCGACGCGCTGATGGTAAACGAATCACTGGTCTGTTTGCAGGTATCTATTATCAACATGATGAAGAGTATCTGAACCCGCAGACTAATGGATCATGGTCTGGTATCTGGATGTTACATGAGGTAATGGAAGGTACGTTCGATGAGATGCCAGTGTCTATCAATTATTTGAGGGAGCGTTATGCCTGACTTAAATGAGATGGCTAGGAACTATCAGCTTGGTGGCACACACTACACCGACAAGAAGGTACAGCCTTGGGATGCTATGCAGGAATGGATGACTGAAGAGCAGTTCAAAGGTTTCCTAATTGGTAATGTGATCAAATACATTGCTCGCTTTCAGGATAAAGGTGGCGTGTTAGACTTACAAAAGTGCAAACATTACCTTGACAAACTCATAGAAGTGTGGTAAAATAGATGCTTACGCTTGAAGATATTAAAGATAAACTCAAGCAGTTGGATGAGGTGACTCTGATGGAAACATTAGAACTCACCTCTGAAGATTTGGTTGACAGGTTCTCTGACCTGATTGAACAAAAACAAGATACACTGGAGAATGATTTCGATGACTCAACACCTTGGGATAACGATTGACTATGAAAGAGACTTTCGCCTCAGTGACCAAGCGACTACGCTCATGCAAGATTACTATATGCTTGCTCATGAGCAGTCTCCTCAGCAGGCGTTTGCTCGCGCGGCAGTGGCTTACTGCGATGGGGATCTGGATTTGGCACAACGTATTTATGACTATGCCTCAAAGGGTTGGTTCATGTTTGCGTCGCCTGTCTTATCTAATGCCCCAGAACCGAACGGAAGGATTAGTGGCTTGCCTATTAGTTGCTTCCTTACTTATGTGGCTGACTCTCTTGACAGCCTTATTGAACACAATGGTGAAGTAGCATGGCTTTCCGTAAAGGGCGGAGGTGTGGGTGGGCATTGGTCAGACGTGAGAGGGATCTCCGACAAAGCACCGGGACCGATACCGTTCATGAAAGTAGTGGACGCACAGATGACAGCGTACAAACAGGGGAAGACACGGAAGGGAAGCTACGCGGCGTACCTAGACGTAAGCCATCCTGATATCGAGGAGTTCATCAACTTTAAAGTAGCGACTGGTGGTGACATCAACCGCAAATGTTTTAATCTTTTTAATGCTGTGAATATCACAGATGATTTTATGGAGTGTGTAATCAATGGAACAGAATGGAACCTTGTTGATCCCAACACAGGAATTGTTAGAGATACAATCCAAGCTCGTAAACTTTGGCAACGAATACTTGAAGCTCGCTTCAGAACTGGCAGTCCTTACCTTAACTTTATCGACACAGCCAGAAGAGGTTTACCGGAAGCTCAAAGAAAACTTGGACTGTCAATTAATGGCAGTAACCTCTGCAACGAAATCCATCTCGCAACAAGTGAAGAACGCACAGCAGTCTGTTGCCTCTCCTCAGTCAACCTTGAGCGATACGATGACTGGAAATCAAGCGGCATGGTTGGAGACCTTATCAGATTCTTGGACAACGTCCTTCAATTCTTTATTGACAACGCACCAGAAGAACTATCAAAAGCTGTCTACTCAGCTTACAGAGAACGCTCAGTCGGTCTTGGAGCAATGGGCTTCCACGGCTACCTCCAAGGCAAAGGCATAGCTTGGGAGTCATGGCAAGCGGCGAGTGAAAACTACAACCTCTTCAAGGACATCAAATCCCAAGCACTTGAGGCCACGTACTCGCTCGCTGTGGGACGTGGTGAGTGTCCTGATGGGGTGGGTTATGGTATTAGAAATATGCATCTGTTGGCTATTGCTCCTAACGCTAATTCTAGTATCCTATGTGGGTGCTCTGCTAGCATTGAACCACGTCTTAGCAACTGCTTTGTCCATCGTACTCGTGCCGGGAGTCATACTGTTCGCAATCCGTACTTGGAGGAACTTTTAGATGACAAAGGAAAGAACACCAAGAAGATATGGCAAAGTATTCTTGAGAATGAAGGCTCTGTACAGCACTTGGAGTTCCTATCCGACGACGAGAAGGCTACATTTAAGACAGCATTTGAACTCGATCAGGGGTGGGTTGTCGAACACTCAGCTAAAAGACAAGAGTTTATATGTCAAGGGCAGAGTGTTAACGTGTTCTTTCCATCGGGTACTGACAAGGCTATTGTCAATCAGGTACACCTCAAGGCGTGGAAGGAAGGGCTTAAAGGATTATATTATTTACGCACGACTGCAGGTGTTACAGCGGAGAAGGTTGGGACTAAAGTGGACCGTAATGCGTTGAAAGACTTTGAAGACGATGATGTCTGTGTGAGTTGTCAGGGATAGGGGACTATGCAAACCAATATACTAGAGAGAATTGAACTGGTCAAAGACATAGACCCTTTCAATAAACAATTATTAAATGACGCATACGACACAATCATAGACTTGTCCAATAAACTGGACACACTGGAGAGACAACTATATGAGCTTGCAGGAACAGAGCAAAAGTTATAAACCATTCAACTACCCTTGGGCTGTTACGTATGCCACAGAGCATGAGCGTATCCACTGGATTGAGGATGAGTTAGAGTTACAAACAGATGTATCA